TGTACCGTCTGCAACATTAACAACAGTTGCGTGACCAACAAATTTGTCAGTTCCGTCTGTTTTAATATCACAATCTGTACAATCTGTGCCTACAAAAAATTTGTAGACAGCACCTAAGTGACTGTTCACATTAGGGTCATTGTCTCCAGCAGAAGCACCTTTGCTATCCGCTTTAATTGTTGGAAGTGTAATAGCACCATCAGCATCATTTACTTTGATAACTTTACCTGCGTGAGCAGCAAAAGTTAAAGTAGTTTCCGCTGTGATGTTTACCACTTCATCAGGTCCTGCAGCCACGAATCCTCTTTGGGAAACGACTGGTCCTGAAAACGTTGTTCTTGCCATGATTATATCCTCCTAGTTTGCAGATCATAGTCTCTAGGCCGTCGACTATACGCGTCTATGATCTTTTAATAATTGTATAGTAAGAAGGTTATACTCTTATTTTTTAAAGAGCGCAAGAGAGCCTGTAGTGTAGTTGTGATTTTTTTAAATATGTAGCCTTTTATTAAGTAGCTACTGAAACTTCGGGCGCTGCGTCGTCTATTTTATTTTGCAAAGTTGCTAAATTAGCTTCCTTTGCTTTTATATCAGAAATCAGCTCTCTTACTTTATGGTCGATTCTAACCATATCGAGAGTGTATCTCCCTGACTTACGATGCTCCTGCTCCCAGTCTAACTCCAAGGACCTCTTTTGTTTGTAGAGGTTTTCGAGTGTCTGCATTAATGACCTCCTCATAGGTGATCCATTTTCTGGATTTATCGTAAAATCCTGTTTCATCCCACTTTATATCAGATTGTCCCAACCTGTCAACTATAGAATTTTCTATAGCCTCAGCGGAATCTTCGCACTTAACATTAAATTTAGTGCGGTACCCATAAGCATGTATCCTAACTTGGAAGTCTTTTAACATTATTCACCCTTATTTTAAATTAAAAAGGGGCGATTGCTCGCCCCCTTCAAGATTAGTAATTACGCACCTTCAACGCCGAAGATACCTCTAGGGTCTGATACTCCAAATGAGTATCTTTCTCTAGCTTTGTATCTAACATTGCCAGTGTCGAAATCGCCTTCCATTGCAGTTGTTAATGGAGCTCTTGTGAACATTTTCATACCATTAGGTACGTCTGTAATGATGTAAAACGCATCAGAGTCAGTTAAGTAGTTATTAACTCTGTATCCTTGTGGAACCATACCCATAGATACGATTGCGTTGATATCATTGTCAGCTGTTCCAGTTCTGCCTTGAGATTTCATTAATCTCTCTGCTGTAAACTGAAGCTCAGAAGGAATAATC